ACGCTTGGTTATTTTCTTTCGGAGTGTTGTATAACGATTAGATAACGCTAATATCCTCAAAATCATCGATATGGTCATCAATCGTGCGTTCGTGATAATCGGTTTCAAGACCCATAAGTCCGTCTATTATAGGTGAATGATCCGTCATGATTGACTGGAATCAACTCAACTTGATGTCCTTTATTGCCAAAACTAAGCACAGTAAAGCCCATATTCCAGTCGGCTGAGTTATATTTTAGGTAGGTCGCCTTACGCATATCCATGAGATGACCGGCTTCTATGCCCCAAATCGTTGAATAACGCCCGTTTAAGCCAGTTTGGTGTCGGACGGCACCCTGCCTATGGCTATGCCCACAAACTACGCTAGAATGCCACTTTTTACTAAGATTTAAGGCAGTTATACCGGCGTGCTTAGACATGTTGCCTTCATCGCCATGAGCCAAGTGCCAGCCCTTTTCAAACTCATAGGCTCTTTTATGGAATCTGATCCCTAAGCTGCTGAAATCCATAAATTTGTCATAAGCCAATTCGGGTAATCCAATAAGTGATGGCGCACCTTTAAGTAAGGTTTGATAAATTCGATCTGTGTGATTCGATCTGACGATATCGGTCGTGCCTAGATCGTAAAGTATTTCTTGACCAAGTTTTCTTTCCTCATCAAGGGTTTCAGCAAACTCTAACTTTGTCCCTTTTGCCCAACGGCTTTGCGAACCAAGATCCATTTCATCGCCAACATTTAATACAAAATCAAATTTCTCATGCCTTGCCATTTTAATCAGATTAGAAACTGCCTTTGGGTGATGCAGAGGAATCTGCAAGTCAGGCGTTACAAGATACCTACGATTGACCTTAATCGTCATCCTCATCGTCAGTTGGATCTATGGAAGGAATGATCCCGCCATCGCCTACGACCCAATCAGGAAAAGTCTTATGTTCAGTCATAAGCCAAAAAGCATGTTCAGGCGTAAATCCTGCTTTTCTAGCTGCTTTGTAGCATTCGTGCAAAGCCAAGTAATGCTGATCAATCTTGCTTAATGGCTCAGGAGTTTGGCGAACGACTCGACGATTGATCTTTTTGCGTTTGATAGGTTTTCGTGTGTTCGCCATAATTAAAATTATCGCTTACTAATTAAAACAAACAGATCATCGACACGCTGTTCAAGTCTTGTAATTTGATCCTTGATTGAACTTCCAGAATTGGGTTTCAATTCTTGTAAGTAGGATTTAATAACCCAGCGCAGACCCAGCAATAAACTTGTAGATACGGCGGATACGCCAACGGCTATACCAACCCATTCGTTGGCTGTCATTTTGCATTAAGTCCATAATCAGCTTCTTTGCCGGATTTTGGATCAAGTGCCTTGGCAAGAGGTGCAACCAATGCTCCAGCAAGGATTGCAAACTCTGGTCGGATGTCAGCAACAATCGCCAACAGGACAGTTATACCGGAAGCAGCCACAGCTCTTAAATATGACTTAATTGCAGCCTTGTGTTTGTTTGATAGTTTCATGCGTTGCCTCCTAGTAGTGGGATGTTAAAAAATTCCCCAGTTTGTTTTGGATGAAAACTAATATGGATGTGCTTAGTGTGTGGATTAATGCCCTTGTATCTACGCCAACGCCAATTTAAGAGTTTGCTGGCAATATGATGATTATGTATTACATATTTGATTCGTTTATCTGTTTTGCCAGCAAGTCGAATTTGATCGGCAAGGTAAGCGGACATGCCCTCGGCTTTACCTAAATCAGCTGTAATGTCAATAGCACAAACCTCACCCGAAGGCAAGGCGTTGTGATCCGATTTTACTTTTTGATGCCTAGCGTCTGAAATCCAACCATCCGATTTCCTAGATCTATCGGCAAAACTGTCATCGATCTGCTCACGCAGTTGAACAGCTGCTTTAGATAGGTAGGGTTTCATCGGCACAATTCCTCAAGATTATGCCTAGGCGTTAGGTTTGCCTAGAGTTAAACCCTCTGGAATTGGTTTGCTGTATTCCCATTTGGCAATATAAGCACCAAGTCCATCTGAATCGTCTTGCAAATTTATTTCTTTACGAAAAGCAGCAAAATCGTTTTGTGCCAATTCTGGATATGCTTCAACTATTGTTTCCCAAAGTTCCATAATTTATGCTCCTAAATAAGTAAATTGAACATTTAGGTCAGCACCCGCTATGTTTAGATTGCCGCCTGAGTTTTGATAAACAAAAACTTCCATATAATCACCAGCAGTAAAAGTATGAATATATGAAAATGCAAGTTGAGTTGTATCGCCATTAACAGGTGGAACACCTGCTGGAACAATAAAAGCAGTTCCATTTTTGTATAATCTAACAAATCTGAAACCACTAGCATTGCTGGCAAATGTTACTACTCCAGATGTTAGCCATTTTCCACCTTTACCACTAGGAATAGTGAATCTTGTATTATTTGTAACATTGTCATGAATGGCATCTGTATCATAATCTTCTGTGTTAAAAGTAACTGCTGTGTATGTTGCATTGGCTATGGATTGAGTTGTAGATTTAGTTACTCCACAACCAACAAATGTTGAAGCACCACCAGCAGCAGCCCACTTGATTTTACCATCAACGGCTGTATCTACTGTTAATACCTGACCGGTTGTTCCAATTGCTAAGCGTTGAACTGCATCAGCAGCATCCCCAACCAATAGATCACCCTCGGCATCAATTACTGTGTTTTGAGTATCTGAAACATATTTCAAACCAGTTGTTTCTCCACTTGCTGCAACTAATCTTTGGTTATCAGTTCCTACTGCAAGGCGTGCTGGAGTGTCAGCAGCTGATGCTGCAACAATATCTCCCTTAGCATCAACAATTGCATTTTGAATTGCATTAGCATCATCTGAAGTTGCCCATGTTGGCACACCACCAGCAACTGTTAAAACTTGTCCATTTGATCCAATTCCAAGTCTTGTGTTTGTGTTTGCTGTCGCTGAACGATATTCAATATCGCCAAGAGTTGTAGATGGATTTAAGGCTTTTGTTGTTGTATCAACAGATGAACCAAGCGTGCGAATAGCAGCTGCGCCATCCTTAACCAGATCCGTGTCATCCGGTGTTTCCCAATTATAATTCGTAGTGTTTGCCATATTAGGCTACTGCTCCAATCGCATTTTCCCATGTAAGTGTACCACTTAGAGTGTTCCAAGCCTCTGAGGCTGATACTTGTTCCCATTGAACTGCAACTTGTGAGAACTCGATCGGACTCAAATTTATGGTTAAGAATAATTCATTAAATCTAGTGCTCCAACGCCAGCCTTCAACATAACCCTCAAATTGTAAGGTTGGGGCTATCTGAACAGGCAAGTCTGTAATTCGCATTGGCTGACCCACAAAGATCCCTAGCAAGGCATCTCGGTCTGCATCATCAATGGCTGAGTTAGTCAATGGGAATGTAATGCTGTCAAATAAGGCTCTTGGATAGGATCTAAGGGATATAAACCGATTAGCGACAGATTGAGCATCGGTGGCATCGTGCAAGACTGTGTTGATTGTTTCGCCTCGGTAACCAAATACCTCAATGCTGTCCAAATCAATTGCACTTACCTGTGAACCAAAGTTGTTGCCATAATTTAGAAATACATCGTTGCGGACATCTGCGCCCCTAGTCAAAACCTTTAATCCTGCTCCAAATGCTGTGTTTGCTGAAATCTCTGTGTAGCCATTATTGGCAAGATAATTTTGCCTGTGTAAAGCATCGGCATACCCAATGCGACCTTCATTATCCTCATACAAAACACCAAATGCGCTGTCAGCAATAAGGCTTGCAATGTTATAGACAGTATCTGGATCTGCGCCTCGATTTGATATTTCATAAACTCCAGGGCGATCAATTTCGCCAAGTCCTAAGTTTTCAGCATTTGCCCAAGTAACTGTTGGGTCATATCCTGCCCATGTTTCAGCTGCCGGCACTTCATTCCAATTGTTCAAGAATAAATCAGCAAGCAATTCAAAGATTTGGTCGCCATCATCATCTCTAGCCAATGTGCCGTCATAGATAACCTTTGGCAATTTAGCCAATGAACCTAATGCAAGGATTGTGTAAGTAAAGGTTTCGGCAACGCTACTAGCTGATGCAACCTCGGTGGTAATGTCTGTAATGTTGCCACCAAATAAAGTCCTAAAAACATTGGTGCTGTCTTTAACCTGTAATGCTATTCCGTCATTAACTTGGAAATTGTAGTTTTCATTGTTTAAAGCCACTAATGCAATTTGAATATAAGATGGCGTTGGCTGTGCGTAAATATCCTCACGCCCTGCTTGATGGGCAATATCGGAGATAGCGACATCGGTGTATTCCACACCATTGATGCTTAACTTATATTCAGGCGTAAAGACTGACATTATCTCGCTCTAGTGATGCCGCTGTTATAGA